GGATTTCTAATTTTGTTTTTCTTTTCATACCTATAATTTATCACATTTTAGAAATTTTGCAAGATATTTCTTCATTTAAATCTCATTGATCATCAACAAGTTACAACGCAAGGGACCCTGCCGCTGCAAGTCGTTGATATTCAACTACTTACAACTTATAGAACTTGTGGTTGCGTATTGTAGCCACTAGCCTTGCGTCCCTAGCCCACCTAGGAGCGACGCTGATGGCGTGGTAATGGTTTGCACCCTTTACAATGTCTGGCATCTGTTTATGGATGACTAGATCAGCAAGGTATAGAGCGTTCTTGCCTTGTGTTGTGGCTAGCAGTTTCCTTTTAGTGGATTCACTTACTCCACCATTCCAGAAGCTGAACTGCTTGGATGCTAGGCACACTTGGCTAGGCGTTTGCTTACGCTCTATGGTGCGTGTCTGTATGACACTAGCAACACCTGCCATACCCTCGAAGGTTTCACCCCTCGCTTCACCAAGGATTGTTAATGCTACGATGAATAGTTCTGCTGTCATACTATTAGTCCCTTCCGTTGCTGACCGCACCGCAGTAGTCAGAAGGTTTCTCTGCACTGATAGTTCCAAGGCTGTATCCCTCGGAGCTACTCGCACCCCATAGGAAACAGGTCTGACCCATAGCATCCACGATGCTCTGTGCTTTGGCCTTGGCAAGGTCAAGCAATCCACCCTTACGCCCCTTGGCGTTAATCTTATTCACGAGAGAGTAGAGAGCAACCTTGGTAAGAGCGTGCATCACATCATCGGGGTGAGCATAGAAGTAAAACGCTTTGCCGTTGCCCATATCGTGCAACTTGACGTTAGTTCCTTCCCAATTATAGATGCTATTGAAGAAGTGATTGATTTGTTTGATGCTTCCTTCGAGAAGGTAAGCATTGTTTTCGCCGAAGGTTTGGTAACTGATTTTGAGGTTTTGTTTCATAGGTTCTATATTGCCTTTCTGGATTGGTTTCGTCAAGTAATTTATTCGATGATATGAGAGATATTCGTTACAGCGAGAAACGCTTGTTTCTCCTTCTGTAACTTCTCGTATTCGCTGGCTACTTTGCCAAGTTGGATTACTGCTTGGTTATGGTTGTTCATAGCTTTATCTAGGTTAGCTAGGAGTCTCTCGAACTTATTCATTTTTTTCTTCATACCTTTAATCTATCACAGAATAGGAATATCACAAGATATTTCTTCAGTTAAATTTCATTGAACATCAACGACTTACATAGGGGTACCCAATTAATTGAGTATGAGATACAAAAAAGGGTGCCCCATTTTTGAAAAATTATAGGCGATAAAGTTTGGAATAGCGTCGTGGGGGTATAAAAATCATTCTCCCCATAATAATAAAAGTATTCTTCTATATAGGTATACCCCTACCCCTTTTTTAAAATCTATTTAAATTCAAAAGAAGAGTATATCTTTACAAGGTAAAAAAATCATCGGGGCTATTTATTTCTATAACCCTTTTTCTATATATAAAAAACTTATACTATAGTGTAATAACAATTACTATGAAAATTAATTTAAAAACAATATTATTAACAGTTATACTAGGTAGTTTATACTACTTCTTATCTCAATATAAAAACAATAAAACAGAAATCAGAATCAAACAAAAAGAACAAAATACAATTATTGATAAAAAACCATCAGAATTACCCGCGCCCAAGGTTTATATTTCTGCTACGCCCCAAAATAGATTAGGAATAGGAAACAATTGGAGGAGCAGATAATATGATAGCCTCAATTCAAGAAATAACAAAACCTTTTCAAGAAGCTAATATAAGACCAAGAAATTTTGTAATAGCAGACAAAGAATACTTTTGCCCAACAAGAGAAACAGTAACTAATCTAATATATCCAGCTTATGTTTGGTGGTTAAAATCTTTAAAATTAACCAAATGGACTCATAAATGGGATTGCGATAACTTCGCAGACGCTTTTAAACTTTTTAGTTGTGGATACCACTATCAAAACATACAAGATAATGCAGAAGGCATAGCTGTTGGAGTAATAAATTATATGGCAAATAGCCGCGCAGAGAATGGTACAGCTGGAGGCCATGCTATAAATATAATATATACAGATGATGGAAAAAAAGATGATGGTTCGAATAATATAGGAACAATATTCCTAGAGCCTCAAAATGGTAGATTATATAATCTAAAAGAAGAAGAGTTTAATAGTATTTGGACAGTTTATATTTGACAAATACTAATATTTAATATAACATAAAAGTATGAGGCTTTTATTATCTTATTTATTTTATTATTTAGGCGATATTATAAGCAGAACAACTATGGTTTGGGGTAAAGGTTTTGGTTACCCTACTTATAGTAATTTAATGAATTTAAGCCTTATACTAGATAAGGAAGGCAAAATCTGGAAATACGTTAAACCAAAAACTAAAAAAAGAAAAAAGAAATGAATTGGATTAAAATATTAAATTTTATTGACGGGGTTTTTGAAGAAGAAAAAGAGCAACCAGTACTAGGAACCCTTTACAAAATTAAAGGAGAAGATTTAGCATTTAGATATATAAGATATTCACAGGAACCATTCTCAACAAAACCAATTTATCATTTTAAACACCATCAATTAAAAGAGCATAAATTTAATAATCTTTCTAAAGTAGAAAGAAAAGCTAATCCAGCGGAAATTAGATTATATAATTTAATAAAAAATCACGTAAACCAAGTAGCAGAAAATATTAATTAATGATATCATTTATTACATATATAGTATTAACATATTATTCAATTAATTTTGTATTGTGGTTATATAATGTTAATAAACCAGAAGATCAAATAAATGATTATTCTGTTATTAAAATAACACCTATTAATAATATTAAAAAAAAAGAAATTATATCAGAAGATGTTCAAGAGCCTAAGATAGCAGACGATACAAAATTTACTTCTAAAATTTATAAAAAACATCTGAGTGTTCGTGTAAACTATACACAACATGATATGGTTTAATGCATTATTAGGATTAAGTGCTCTTTTTGTAGCTAGTTGTGGAGCATTTTTTTCTGTTAAAGGAATAGGACTACTATTCTCTGGCAGCTTTTGGGCAACAGTATTAATGGCAAGCAGCCTAGAATTTGGGAAAATTATGGCAACTAGTTTCTTGTATAGATATTGGAATAGAATAAATAAATTAATTAAAATATATCTAACTTCTGCAGTTATCGTTTTAATGGGTATAACTAGTTTGGGAGTATTCGGTTTTTTGAGCCAAGCATTTTATTCAACTAAAAGTAATAATGACGCGATAGAGTCTCAAATACATCTTCTAGAAAATAAAAAACAATCACTTAATAGTCAAATCAATTCTAATAACGAAAGAATCAAAATCCTAACAGATACAAGAAAAAATCAAGAAGTTAATTTAACAAAAGCGCTAGATCAATCGACTACAACCACAATTACTAAATCTGGAGGTTTGTTTAATAAGGATACTCAAGAAAAGGTAATAGACAAAAAATCTGTAGAGTTAAAAACTCAATCATTGAACTCCATGCAATCCAGCATATCTTCTCTAGAAAATAATATAGAAAAAATTAATATTAATAATAACGCTTTAATAAACGATATTAATCTTATAGACAATTCTCTTATAGATCTACAAAAACAATCAAGTAAATCAGACATAGGAACATACAAATTTATAGCAGAAGCTTTTAATGTAAAAATAGAAACAGTAGTAAAATGGTTTATATTATTTATAGTTTCAGTTTTTGATCCATTAGCTGTATGTTTAATTTTAGCTTACAACATAGCTTCGAATAAACGGTACGGAATTGAAACAGAAGAAAAAATTGTAGAAAAAATAATAGAAAAACCAGTAGAAATAGTAAAAGATATATACCATCAGTACAAAAGGGGTACAAAAAAGCCCCACAACTCAGACTTAGCAGATCCAAGTATTAAATATTAAACTAAAGCGTAGCCTTTTTTAAAATTTAATTTCAAAGAAAAAGAATTTACAGCTTGCCCGTGGTCAAATCTTTTAATAAAATCTGCACCAACCTTTGGCATAGAAGCAATGTATTCTTGATTCTTCATTTTAATAACTATATGAGAAGGAAGAACTGACACACTGTTTATTTTTCCTTTCATTTCTTTTTTAATAGCTCTAGCTATAGCACAATTTTGAGGATTAGCTTTTTCGCCCTCAAATATATTTCTTTCTGTTATATTTATATTTTTATTCATTTATTTTCCTTTATTTTGTAATCATAATTATCACTATCTTCAGTAACCCATTTGGGGCTATTCTCAGAAGTATAAATATGAGAATTTATTTTTCTTTGCAACAATAATTCATTTGTTTTTGTTGCGAAGCTTGGATCCAATACTTTAATTCTATTGTTAGGTTGTATTGCGAAATTCCCATTGTCAAGTTTTATAACATGTCCAGCTTTGTGCTGATCTGGTTTTTGACTAAATCCAAAGTTCAATTCATTATAATCACTATGCGCCCAGTCAAGAGTAAATAAATAACGACCAGTATATTCTTCACCAGTTCGTCCAGTATATTTAACTACTTTATTTTCTAATAGATAAAAGGTTGTTACAGAAATGTGATAACTAAAACTATCCCAAAGCTCTAATTCAATAAGTTCCATATCTGGAGCGTCTTCTTTTGAACAAAAAGCACTAATAGGTGCATGCCACCAAATCCCACCATCTTCCATAAGGAAATTAAACAATGGAACTTGGCTAGGTAAACTTGTAACACCAAAAATTAAACATTTATATTTTTTATCGAAACTATCTTCTTGATTTCTTAGGTAATTTCCCCTTACGAAGGCTTCAATTGGAGGAATGTTTGCATTTAGATATGCCACAGCTAATTTATTTACACATAATATTAAATTATAGTGTAAATATCAATGTAAGCTACATGTCTAAAAAGCACAAACAAAAAGAAGATAAATCAGTTTCTGTTCCTCAAAGAGATAAAATCGAAGGGTTCTTGAATATTCGGGAATTACAATGGACAGATAATCAAAAAATATTTATACAACTTCTTCAAGATAAGAGCACTAAAATAGTCCTTTGTAAAGGTCCAGCTGGCACAGCTAAAAGTTTACTGAGTGTTTATGCTGCTTTAAATGCTATTAATAGCAAGAAAATAGGTGAAATATTTTATGTTCGTAATCCCGTAGAAAGCTCTTCTCATAATCTCGGATTCCTTAAAGGTGATCTTCATAGTAAACTTGATCCTTATTTACAACCCCTTATGGATAAACTTCATGAATTACTACCCAAAGGACAAGTAGATATGCTTTTAAAACAAGAAAGAGTAAAAGGTCTACCAGTAGGTTTCTTAAGAGGTTTAAGTATTAATGCAAGTTATATAATATGCGACGAAGCTCAAAACTTAAGCGTAAATGACCTTTTACTTATTAAAACTAGAATGGGTAAATTTAGTAAGCTTATATTAATAGGAGATATACGTCAATCTGATATTAAGAATAGTGGTTTTGAAAAAATTTATAACCTTTTTGATGATAAAATAAGTCGAGAAAAAGGTATACATACATTTAAATTTGGAACAGATGATATTATGAGAAATGATATTTTAGCATATATTATAGAAAAATTTGAAGAACTGAAATAATTGAAATTTTAATTAATTTAAAGTATAATTATATTATGCTTAAAGTATATTGTTCTCAATGTGGTTCACCTACCTCTTATTCAGCCGCTAAACCTAAATTTTGTAGTGGATGTGGACGCTCTTTCGATGGTACTATAATTAATAAAGTACAAAATCAACAACCAACTATAATAAAACGAGAACCTATTAAAAAAATTATACCAAAAATTCAACCTAAAGCACAAATTGAAAATTATGATGATGGAGATGATTATGAAGGAGAGGAAATTAATTATGTACCAGAAATTTCAAGATTGGACTGTGAAATAAGCGAATCAAAACCAAGAGGCGTTAAAATTAAAGATTTAGCTGGAACATCAAATGATTTAGAAAAATTAACAGAACCCAATTCAAATATTAAAAGTAAAAAAATGTCAAAATCTGAAAAAAAGAAAGCAGCATTGAGTATCCTGAAAGAGGGAGCATCTATTCGCACCAAAAAATAATTGGGATATAAATAATGGCGAATAAAAAATTAATTTTTGAGAATCATATTAATCAAATTGACAATGAGATTTTAAAAAGAAAAAATAAATGGAATCTACAGAGCATCTCATGGATGGACTTCAGCGATGTTTCTCAAATATTAAGAATACATATATATAAAAAATGGCATTTATATAATTCATCTAAACCATTAGCCCCATGGATAAATAGAATCATAAGTAATCAAATTAAAAACTTGATAAGAAATACTTATACAAATTACGCTCGTCCTTGCCTTAGATGCGCTGCCTCGGATGGCGACGAAGGCTGCAGTATATATGTAAAACAATGCGTTAACTGCCCACTTTATGCGAATTGGATAAAATCAAAAAAGAATGCCCATGATACTAAATTGCCAGTATCTATAGAAAACCATTTAAATGAAGTACATGAAATCAAAAATGAAATTTTAGATCTAGAAAAAACCGCAATAAATATTCATGAAAAAATGAAAAAAATACTTAAGCCAATCGAATGGAAAGTATACAATTATTTATATATAGAACATAAAAACGAAGAGCAAACAGCGAAATTAATGGGTTACAGAACAAGCGAAAAGAATAGAGTGGCTGGATACAAGCAGATTAAAAATATAAAAAAGAATATTATATCTAAAGTTAAAGTTCATTTATATTCTGGAGACATAGACATAACATGAGTGAAGACGTATTAATTCTAACAGAAGAACAGCAATTAAAGCTATTAAATGAATGGAATAATCGTACAGATAATCCACCATCATTAGTAGAATTAGTTCAATTAGCTTTTGGTAGAGACGACCTAGATGGCAGAAGTAAAGAAGGAAAAGCGGTTAAAAACTTTCTAGCTAGTAGACAAATCAAACCTAAAAAAAGTCATGAATATCAAGCCAAGGGTCTTCTGGAATTACTTCAAGAACAAAAAGAATACATAAGTAATAATTGCAATACAATGACAGGATTAGAAATGGCAAAAATTTTATTTAAGAACGATAATCTTACTAATTTGTCTCAGGAGACTAGAAGCGTTCTAGAGTATATGAAAAATATACCTAGTAATATAAAATTCAATAATACAGAAAACGAAAACGCAGCAACAGAAGGCTATAAACCACCGCGCAGCGAAGAAAGAATGATAGCAAAAGTTAATAAATATGTTTTAGATGGAATTGATAAAAATAAACTTACTCATAAACATAAAAAAGAAATTAATTCTCTAATTGGTTATATGAATACTCACAGATTCATTCATCAAACAAATATTTATGATAACGAAGGAGACAGAGAACTTTTTGAAAGTAGTTTTGTTAGATATACTTACGATAAAGGGGATTTATCTCAAGAAGAAGTTGATCAATATATCGTGCTTTGTACAGAGGTCGTTATATCATCAAATATTCAACAAACAATTAATGTTTTACAAAATCAAATAGAACTATCCATGCAAGAAGATGGAAAAATACCGATGGCACTAGTCGAAGCGAGTAGTACTGCTCGTAAAGAATATAATGATTGCGTTAATCGTCAGCAAAAATTAAATAATGATCTCAAAGTTAAGCGCAGTGATAAGTTAAGCAAGCAAGTAAAAGAAACTGCATCAGTTATCAACCTTGTCCAAATGTGGAAAGAGGAAGAGAGTAGAGCAAAACTACTTAAAATGGCTGACATGAGAAAACAAACCATAGAAAAAGAAATAGACCGTTTATCTACAATGGATGAAGTAAAATGTAAAATACTAGGGATCTCAAAAGATGAGATTTTAAATGGATGAGCGTAATATGCAAAGTAGATGGTAAGGAATTTAAAGACGAAAAGAGTCTTCATCTTTCGTTAAAAAGCTATGGTTTAAATAAAGTAAAATATTATCAAAAATATTTTGAGCGTAGAGATCTGCTTACTAAAGAGCTTATTAATTTTAAAACAAAAGAGCAATATTTTAATAGCGATTTTAATGACAAAAATAATATGAAAAAATGGTTGAAAGAACAGTCAATAGAGAAAGCCCAAGAGTATTGTAAGTCTTTACTAATAAAAAGAAAAGAAGATAAGAAGCTCACCTACTCTCCATCGCAAGTAGAACTAAGAACTATAATGGCGCCTTCTATTATTTTTTACAATAAAATATTTAATGATTATTATGACGTCTGTTCTTCGATAGGTTTAGAAAATAAATACATACATCCAAAAAATATTATACATCAATTTAAAAATAAATTGATTTCTAGGGATACAATATATGTAGATACCAGAGAGCAGAGTTGGTTAAAATTTGATATCCCATTTGAAATAAAAACCTTATCATTTGGCGACTATTCTTGTAATAACGATAATTGCAATTGCTTTATAGAAAGAAAAAGTTTAAGTGATTTTATAAGCACTTTAAGTGTTAAAAATTTTGATAGATTTAAAAATGAAATTAAAAAAGCTAAAGAAAATAATTCTTATATTATAGTAATGATAGAGGAAACGCTAACAAATGCTTTAAGTTTTCCTTATTTACCTCATATAAGTAAAAGCATAAAAGCGACACCAGAATATATATTCCATAATGTTCGACAATTAATTCAAGAACATGATAATTTGCAATTCTTATTTGTTGACGGTAGAAAAGAAATGACAAGAATTATAGAAGCAGTATTTGCTAGTAAATGTTTTTACAAAAAAATAGATTTACAATTAGCATATGATATGAAACTACTATGATATATTGCCCAGATAAATATATAAGAGAAGTTAAAGATGTTAACGCCGAATTAGCGGAACTAAAGGGTTATCTTAATGATAAAGAAGCGAAAATTAGTTTAGCTAAATTCCTTAGAGCTAATATTGGATTTTCTACTGAACTTATTAGCGGAGTCAAACTCGCTCCTTATCAAGAAATTCATTTAAAGGCTTTATTAAATAGAAATTTTAATATGTGCGTTTTTGGTCGAGGTTGTGGCAAATCATTTATAGCTGCAGTATTTTGCTTTCTTCAATGTATATTCGAACCAAATACAAAAATTCTTATAGCTGGACCAACATTTAGAACTGCAAGGTTTATATTTAATAATTTAGAAAAAATTGTAGAAAGTAAAGGGGCGGAATTATTATCTCAATGTTTTGGAGCAAAAGCTAAACGAAACGATCAATTTGAATGGCAAATTAACGGAGGAAGCATTGTGGCAATACCGCTTAATGGTGAAAAAATTCGAGGTTTTCGAGCTAACATTCTTGTTTTGG